GAGCGCCGGTCTATCGTGCAAGACATCAGGAAGGCGATGGACACCGACCCGCTGAACATTCCACCGCTGGAACGCATCGGTGAGTCTGACCTTGGCGGCACCGCAGACGTAGACAGTACGCAAGTTGTGGAGACGATATGAATCTCGGAACATTCCCGCTCAGGTCAATAGAAACCGCTCCCCGTGACGGCACATGGATTTTGCTTGTCGGCGGCGAGCAGGATCACAGCAGTGAATATGAAGCGGAGCGCGCCCCAATGCCGCCTATGGTCGTGGCCAGATGGGAGGGCGATGACTACTCCGAAGGCTGGAGGTTCGCCCTATATGACGGAGGCTATTACGGCATCTGGAACGACCCAACCGGATGGTTGCCGCTGCCTGACGTGGAGACGAAAGCATGACAGCCCGTGCCACTACTCTCCCGGCCCTTCTCCCTGACCGCACCGGCGAAACCGACGCAGAAAAGCGCTTCCGCGAGGCGATCAACCGGCTTGGCGGCCAGCTTCTGCAAACACTCGACGCCGCAATCATGCTCAGGACCGCAGATCAGAACGCACAGCGGACAAGGCATCTGGCCCGGAACGATCTGAGCGACTTCGCCCAGAAAGCCATGCACGCCTTCTATCTGGCGCAAGCAGGAACCCCGACGACCGACCAGATTCGCCGCAGAGCGTCCGACTGACCGTGTGAATGTGCCGGGGCTAACACCCCAGGAGCATATTCTCATGCCTAACACCCCTGAACACGACGACGGCGCGGACGGCGGTCTGCGTGACGCGCTGCGCGAGGCTCTGGCTTCGTCCACCTCCATTGATACCAACGACAGCGTTGAAACCGAAGCCCCGCTTGATGCGCCCGAGCCGGACAAGGTAGTCCCGCTGGATCAGGCCGCAGCGCTGGCCGACGAAGCGCAGCGCAAGGCAATGGAGCCAGCCGAAAAGGACGAAAAGCCTGCCGACACCGAGAAGGCAGAGGCAAAGCCTGACACCCCTGCCGAGCCTGAGAAACCCGTCGAGGAGCAGAAGGCGGAGCCAGAGAAGCCCGCTGATCTTGCCGCTTCCACTGTCGATGCCCTGCTTGATGGCGTCCCCGATGACCGGCGCACTGAAATCACGAACCGACTGGCGTCCGCCTCGCGCGTCACCGACCTGTTCAAGGGCCGCGAGGCCGAGTTGCAGCAGCACGGCACCACGCCAGAAGGGGCAGTAGCGCGGTTCCTGCAACTTAACGAATTCGCCCGGAAAACCCCTGATGAATATGTGGCATGGGTTGTCTCGCAAGTTGCTGGCGACCGGGGCCTTGATGTTCTACAGGCCGCCGCCGGTCATCTGGGCCTGAAACTGGTGCCAGAGGCTGAGACTAAGGCCGAGGAAGACCCCTTTGAAGATCCTGCGATTAAGGCGCTGCGCGAGGAAAACGCGGCGCTGAAAGCTGCGGCAAAGACGCCTGCCACCGAATTTGGGCCGGACACCACGGCGCGCAGGGTGCAGCGCGAACTGGATCAGTTCCGCACCGAACTTGACCCGGCCAGTGGCAAGGCAAAGCGACCGCTGTTCGACGCCCTGCAAGCCCGCATCGGGGCGCTGGCTAAGGAGCATCACGCCGCAACCGGACAGTTTGTCACTACCGCCGATCTGGACCGCATCTACACGCAGGCCGAGGGTGAGGCGCGGGCGCATCTGGGTATCGCCGCCACACCGGCACCGCCCGCTACAACAATCGCCGCAGAGGCGAAGCCAGTTGTGGCACAAACCGACAAAAGCGCGGCTGACATCGCAAAGGCGAAGGCAGCCAGCAAATCACTGGATGGGACTGGTCAGGGTGCCGCCTATCAACCCGTGACTCAGGAAACTGGGGATGTCAGGGACACCATCCGCCGCGCAATGGCAGGAATGGGCTGACACGCGGGTCTCGTAACGGGGCAAGCAAATGGCCAATCAAAACTGGGGCGAGGTCATGACCACGACGCTTGCCTCGCGTCGTAAGGACATCGGGGACGCGATTTCCCGCAACAACATTCTGATCGCCGAACTGCGCCGCAAAGGCCGCGCCAAGAAGAAATCGGGCGGCTATGCGCTGACCGCGCCGATCATGATGGGCGAGGAAAACGGCAACTTCGTCTGGTATTCGGGGCGCGATCCGCTTCTCGGTGCCGATCAGGACGTGTTGACCTCTGCCGAATTCGACTGGAAGCAGTACGCTGTTGGCGTATCCATGTCGGGCCGTGACATGCTTATCAACAGTGGGCCGGAGCAGATCATCGACCGGATGGCGCAGCGCATCGAACACGCCAAGATCACCATCACCAATGCGATGCACCGCGCCGCGCATGGTGACGGCACGATGTATGGCGGCAAGGAATACGGCGGCCTTGGCCTGCTGATTTCCGAAGTCGCCGGGGCAACCGTGGGCGGCATTTCTTCGGCACCGGCTATCGCGCCGTGGTGGGACAACCAGCGCCAGATCACGGGCGCTGACCCGGACAAGGCGACGATCTACCACCACATGCTGGCGCTGTACCTGAAATGCTCTCTGGACACCCAGAAGCCCGACCTGATCGTGTCGGACAATGACTGGTATGCCGCCTATGCCGAATCCCTGCAAGCCGGTCAGCGCTTCACCAATGCTGCGATGGCAGCGGCTGGCTTCGACAACCTGATGTGGGGCACGAAAACCCCTGTTGTCGCAGATGGCGGCATGGGCGGCTATGCGCCTTCGGGGATGAAGTTCATCAACACCAACACGCTCGAAATGGCCACCATGAAAGAGCGTGACAATGTGGTGCTGGGCGGGCCGCGCCGTCCACTGTTCGAGGACAGCGAAACAGTGTTCATCGCCGGGATGGGGAACTGGACCATCAACAATCGCCGCATGAACGGCGTGCTGCGCAAGTAATTGCGCCTGACAGAGGCCGCAGCGGTAAACGCTGCGGCCAACCTTCCCCAGACCGCATCGGAGCAAGAGATGTTTCCCCAGACCCAAGCCGCCGCTCAGGGCAACCAGTTTTCCCGTGACGCCACCAACACCGATTTTCCTACAGGGCTGATGCCGACGAATTCGTTGACCGGCCTGAACGTCGCCTTCTTCTATGCCCGCGTCCAGTTGTCGTCCCACGACAAAGGCATCGGCGGGAAATATGAAACCCGCCTCTGTGTGGCCAAGCGCATCAAGGGCGACAAGTCAACCATCGCCACCCGATACATCAGCGAAGACGAGGCGATGCGCCAGTTTCCCGCCCAGTTCACCGCGTTCAAGCAAGGCGAGGATATTCCAGCCGATGGCACACCGCTGCACGAGTTGCCCGGTATCTCGCAAAGCCAGATCGGGCTTCTGGTCGTTCATGGCCTCCGTACCGTGGAAGATGTCGCCGAACTCGATCACAGCACCGCCAACCGTATCGGCATCGAAGCGCTTGCCGCTCACAAGCTGGCGAAGTCTTGGGTTGAACGCCGGAAGTCCGACGCCCCCCTGATTGCGGCGGCCGAGTCCGAAGCCAAGCACGAGGCCGAACGGAACGCGGACAAGGCCCGGATCGCGCAGCTTGAGGCCCGTGTTGCGGCACTGCAAGAACTGCACACCATTGCCCCACAGGTCATGGCCGCAGCGCCAGCAGCGATGCAAGGCGGGGCACCTGTCAGCGTCGGGGACGCCGAATATGTGATTCCGTCGGACATTCCGAGCGGCGAAACCGAGGCCAGTACCGACATCGCGCAAGGTGGCCGCCCCGACCCGTGGGATCAGTGATCCGTGGCCCGCACCATCCTTGAAATAGCCAAGGAGGCGGCGGAACGGGACAACACGTCCCGCCCGCTGGTTTCGCTGTTTGGCGCAGGCAATGACAGGGTGGCGCGGGTTCTGAGGATCGCCGCGGCCGACACCATCCGGGATATTCTGCGGGCATCCGTCGGGCTGTCCGAATTTCAGGCCACCTATGTGTTCACGATGGAGCCGGGGCGCTATGCCTATGCGCTGCCGCCCGACTACCTGCGCATGATTCCGGGAACGGAGAACCGGGCGAACTGGCCAATGTCACTGATTGGGCCGGTATCACCGCAACAATGGGCGCGCTGGATGTCCGGGGCAGTCACTTCCCCGGCCCCGTCAGGCTGGCGGATCAGGAACAACGCGCTCTGGATCGATCCGCCGCCAGCATCGCGCGAACTGGTGCAGATCGACTATATCAGCCGCTATCCCGTTGTCGCGCCGATTTCGTCTGACGTGATCGACGTAACCGATGGGGCGATTCAGGTCAAAGCCCCGATGGTGCCGCGCGATGGTGCGATAACGGAGAACGTGAAGCGCGCGCTGTTCACCGAGGAATATGACGGCACCGCATATGGCGACGTGCCGGGATGGGATGAAGCGGTGTGGGCGGAAGAAGTCACCGAAATCCTGCGCCGCATCAACCTGACCAGCAATGTCGATCCAAAGCCCATGATCCGCAAGCCGGAGTTTACCGCAGACACGGACAGGCCAGCTTTCGATGATGACCACCTGCTTTCGCTTGGGATGACGTTCCGGCTGCGGCGTGGCCTGGGGATGCCCTATGCCGAACAGGCCGATGAGTATGAAGCCGAAAAGGAAGCCAAGGCGTTTGGCGATGCTGGCGGTGTCAGGGACTTCCGGTTCGGTTGTGACGATGACCGGCCCGCCGTCATTCCGCTGGGGGATGGCAAATGGCTCGCTCCCTGAGGCGTCAACAGGCGCGGGCGGCACGGGGTGGAGGTGCCTATATGGCACAAGACATACCCGTGCCGCTGCCGGTCAAGGGCATCTTCGCTCAGGCCAGCACCGCAGAGGTTTCCGGGCAGATCGCGGCGGAACTGCTGAACTGGCGATCCAATGTCGCGGAGCTTGAATTGCGCCGCCCGATGGAGATCATCGGCGACAAGACCGCGTTGCAGCGCATCCCGTTCGAGTTCGGCGCGGAGCCGACATATATCGAACTCAGCACATCAGCGGCCCAGTGCCGTGGCGCTTTCATGCCACGCTCCTTCGACGGTCAGGCAATGGTCGCATATATCAGCGGGCAAGCCCTGATTGCCGATGGAAAAGCCGACCCTTTCCGCTTCGACGGCGCGAACTTTTCAGTTTCGCAGTTCGACATGGGCGGCGTAGATGTCGATCCCGCCGGGTTTGACGGGGTGATCGCGCACCACGACCGCCCTTATTTCTGGCGATCCAACGGCGAACTGGAATTCTTTTATGGCGATGTCGGGGCGGTGCAGGGCGCGCTGACCCGCTATCCGCTGGGGCGGTTGGGTAACATTACCGGCACGCTGGTTTGCATGGTATCGCTATCGATCGATGCTGGTGACAACGCCAATGACGCGCTGGCCATCATCACGTCAACCGGCGAAATCGTTGTGTTCGAGGGGCTTGATCCGGGCGACCCCGACACTTGGAGCCTTGTCTCGCGGGTCAAGGTCGCGCCGCCACTGTCCCGGTTCGGCTTCGCCCGCGTTGGAAGCGATGTCTGGATGATGTCGGTTTCTGGCATCGTAAGCATCGGGCAAAGCCTGTCACAAGGCGCGCTGGCGCTGGTCTCAGAATTTGCGGCTCCGATTTCGGAATTGATCCTCGCCGATGTAGGCAAGGGGTCCGCTGACTGGCAACTGCACATGCAGGCCGACGGCGGCGGCGTCATCGTCAACAGGGTGAGGCGCGACCCGAAAACGCTGGAATACAGTGCCATCCAATACATCTACAACACGGCGGCGAAGGGCTGGGAGACCGCGAATTACCCGGCGCGGCGCTGGCACAATTCCGGCAGGCAAACCCAGTTCACCACGATTGCGGGGACCGGCGTGTCTGCGTCCCGGCTGGCGGTTCTGGGCGGTGCCGAGGGAGAAATCATCACGGCGCGTTGGGTGACGGGGTGGATCAGGATCGGCAGAAACGCGCACCTGAAATCACTGACACCGCACATTTTGGGGCGCGGCCCGGTTCAGGTGAAAATCACGGTTCTATCCGACCACCTGACCGATGCGGCTCATGTCGCGGCCGGAACGCAGGTCTTCACCTTGCGGCCCGACAATGTAGCCGACGCCGGGGGCTATTGCGTGATGAACGACACCATTCCAATCGGGGCTGACGGAGACACCTTCCAACTGCAATTCGAGGTCAGCGCGGCATGGGCCAAGATCACCAGCCTGCAAGCCGGGGTGTGATCCGGCTAGGAAACGTCCTGTTCGGGGCCGACAGGATCGTGGCTAAATGGGTATCGCAGCGCATTCCGGGCTTCACGGCAAGCATGGGGGCCACAGCCATAGGCATTCTGGATGGCGACGATCTGGTCGCCGGGGTGGTCTACGAGCGATACAACGGCGTCCATGTCGAGGCATCGATTGCCGCGCTTCCGGGGCGGAACTGGGCGTCACGTCGGGCACTTCACGCGATATTCCATTACCCGTTCGTGCAACTCGGATGCGAGGCAATCAGTGTTCTGGTGCCGTCGTCAAATCTGGAAAGCCTGAACCTCGCTACCAAGCTCGGTTTCCGCCCGGAAGCGATGGTCAGTTTCGCCGCAGCGGACGGCTCGACCCTGATAGTGCTGAAACAGTTCAGGGCAGAATGCAGGTGGATCGATCATGGGCAAGGGCAGCAAGGCACCGGAAGCGCCTGACGCATACAAGACCGCTTCTGCGGAATCACAGTTCAACAGGCTAAATACCTATTCGCCGAGCGGATCAGGGACGCGATACGGCTACACCGATGCGTCCGGCAATTTCGTGTCGGGGATGGCCCCGAAGGGGTTCCAGAGCGCGGTCAAGTCTATCGAAAGCCCGTGGGAGCAACAGATCAGGGAGGCGCTGCAACCCGCCTCTGTCGATCTGACCAAGCGCGTGATTTCCGACAATATCACCGGAATGCCTGATGCAGCGCGGGTCAAGGACCGCAGTGACGTGGCCCGCGATGTGTTCGACCGTAGTTTCAGCCTCATGGCCCCAGCGATGGAGAAGTCGCAGTCCCGGCTACTGACGAACCTGCAATCGCGCGGCATTCCGATGGGCGGAGCCGCGTTCAACGAATCCTATGGCGATCAGTTGACCCGGACGCAGGATACGATTTCCCGGCTGGCACAGGACGCGAATATCGCAGCGGGACAGGAACAGAGCCGCCAGTTCTCGCTGGACAGTGCCGCACGTCAGGGCAGCATTTCCGAACTGGTCGCGGCAATGGGTGGCGGCTACAACCCGCCCTCTGCTGTGCCGAGCGGGAATGCCGCCGGGGTGAATTACGGCGGGCTGGTCGGGCAACAGTATCAGAACGATCTGGCCGCCTATAACACCGCACAGGCCAACAAGGCGCAGACCGCCGGGGCGCTTGGCTCTCTTGGCGGTGCCATGCTGATGAAATGCACGGAGACGGCGAAGCAGGACTTCACCGAGTTCAACCTGTTCGCCGCGGTCGGCGCGCTTCGTCAAATCCCGCTGTATCTCTGGAAATATCAGGAAGGCCAGCGCCCGCCGGGGGATCATGGCGGCCAGCACATCGGCCCGACCGCCGAGGACTTCCAGAAGTTTACCGGGCTTGGCCGCAGCGACAGGATCGATGCCGTTGACTTCTTTGGCACACTTGCCGCCGCGATGCAGGCCATGATCCAGACCGTTGATGCGCTGGTTGCCAGAGCCGATGCCGCTGATCGTCGCAGCGCGCAACTTGAAAACCTCTGCAAGTCCATTCTGGGCGAACCGCTGACCGTCACCGAAACCGCAAGGGTAAACTGACATGGCCAAGATGGGACCGGCTGCGACTGGCGGCGCACCGATGACAAGCCCCCGCCCGCCACAGCGGCCCGCGATGGGTGCAAACCCTTCCGCTGGTGGCATGGATGGCGGCTGGCTGCCCCCGCAAGGCAGTCAGGCCAGATATGATCTTTCCATGACGCTGTTGAAGGGCGGCATGTCTGGGGCGGCACAGTCCACAAGCCCGCTTCTGCAATTTCTGGCCCCCATAGCCGGGGCGGTGATCGGGTCGAAGGCGGAAGCGGCGCGCGGCGATTATCTCGACCAGACCGATGACAATCTGCTTGAAGCGATGGGTGGCGTTCCAGCCGGGGCACAGCCCTACTTTGACGCGATGCGGAACCCGGAAGCCTCTGACGCGGTGCGGGCACTGGCCAAGACGAAATTCGATGCCGCGATGAAGCCGCCAAAAACGGGCGGTGGCTCCGGTGGCGGTGGCCGACGCAGGGCGAGCGGGGGAAGCAGTGGCGGTCAACGCCTGTCCGGTGAGGAACTTGGTGCCGATGGCATCCTGTATGGCAGGACCAGAGACGGCAGGATGGTGCCATATACCGGCCCGGACGGACAACCGTTCATGCCGAAGGGCAACCCGGCGGCAGTCGCCGCCACAACCGATCCGCTTGGCATTCTGGCCCCTGCCGCGCCAGCTACTCCATCCGCCGATGACCCCCTTGGACTCCGCTCATGACTATCACCATCAAGGACGTTCGCGCCAAGTTTCCCCAGTATTCCGATTTCACCAATCAGGAATTGGCGGACGCGCTTCATAAGAAATTCTATGGCGACCTGGAATCCGAAGATTTCTATGGCCGCATCGGCTTCGACCCCGCCAAGGAGCCTCCCATTCCGGCCCGTCCGACCGGCGACCCGATCATGGAGGCAATGGGAGCGCCCGCGATGGATGCGGCACCCCAGATCGCGGGGGACGCGGTCATCCAGCGCCCCGGCATCCCGCAGTCTCTGGCCGAAGCGATGGGGGCGGGGGTGGCACCAGTCATCCCCGCCGCCGCGAAGGTAACGCCAGCGCCGAAGCCGGACTCCATCCTCCACGTCGGCGATCTGCCGCCCACATCGATGGGCGGTGCAGGTGAGGACCAAGAGGCATGGGCAAGACGGGAAATCGCGCGCCTGATTCAAGGAGAAACCGGACAATCGCCGCTCTCGCCCGTACCCGCACACGATCCCGTAACCGCGGAATATTGGGGCAAGGCAGATTCCGATCCGGTCGCCCGTGACCGCGCCGTGATCGAGGCTGCACTGCAATCCGGCATTCATCCGCTGCACCAGAGACCCTTGACCGATGATGAGCGCGGCCAGTTGACCGCAAAACTGTCATCCATGCCAGTTGTGGACGATCAACTGGTCGAAGCAATGGGCGGTGGGCAGGGAAACGGCTCTTTTCCACAACAACAGCCGGTTCAGCCGGTCGCTGACCAATCCACGGCTATGGGCGATCTGCGCGCCGGGGTTCTTGGCCTGCAAAACGCGGGCACCGCTGGGGCAATCTTGATCGATCAGGGCCGCGCCAACCTGAACCGAAACTATGGCAATCTGCCCACTGATTTCGTCGCCAATCTTGACCGAGACATCGCCGATTACCAGCAGCGCATCGCCGCCAGCACAGACCCAGCGGAACGGCAGATGCTTGAGGCTGGCCTGCAAGACCGGCTGACAGAACGGCAGGGCTATCTCGACATTGGCGCTGATCCCGAGTTTCAGGCGCAGGCCGCTGAAAAGGCAGGCGTTGCCGACGATCTGGAAGGCCGCATTCTGCGTGAACGTATCCCCACAATGGCGCGGCGCGCGGCAGAGGCTGCGGCGATACCATCGAACCCGGCAGCGGATGCGATAGGGAATGCACAGTCATTCGGCGAAGGCTTCAAGGCGCTTGCCAGCGACCCGCTGGGGGCCGTTCGCTCTCTGGCTCTGCGATCCGCCCCGCAAATGGCTCCCGTCATCGCTGGCGGCGTTGCCGGTCAAGTTGTCGCCGGTCCCGGCGGGGCTGCGGTTGGCGCTGGCGCTACAGGTGCTGGCGTGGAAGCGTTCAGCTATGCTTCGCAGAAAATGACCGAAGCTATGGCAGCGGCTGGTGTCGATGTCAGCGACCCCGTTGCCGTCGATGCGTTTCTGACCACGCACGAGTCCGAAATCCGCAAGATGTACACCGACGGCATGAAGCGCGGCGGGATCATCGGCGCTATGGATGCCGTCTCGGGCGGAATCGCGGGCAAGATCGCAACCAAGGTTGCCGGAAAAAGCCTTGGCTCCAAGGTTGCCGGGATAGGAACCGGCGCTGTTGTCGAGGCTGCCACAGAAGGGGCAGGGGAAGCCGCCGCAGGGTATGCGGTTGAGGGCAAGGTCAACCCAGGCGACGTGCTGGCCGAAGTCATAGGCGGCGCTGGAATGGGTGCGCCCGCCACCGCTGCCCAGATCGGCGCGGAAGTGGCGAAGTCTCGCGCTGGCCGGAAACCCGCTTCATCTGCCCCACAGCCCCCCCGCGCCCCTGTCGATGACATCGCCGCCGCAATGGGAGCGAACTTAACGCCTGACGTTAAGCCGACAAGTCAGCGCCCCGCACAACCCGTTGCCCCCGCCGTTGACCCGCTGATGGCGGCTATGGGCGTGCCGGAACCGGCCCCACAGCCAGCGCCCGCACCGGCACCGGCACCAGCACAGGAGGCGGCACCGAAACAACCTGCCCCCAAGCCCGCACCAGCACCCGCGAAGCCAGCGGCCACGGTCGCCCCGGCCCCCGTGAAGGTCGAGGATGACGGCCAAACCATTGTCATGGATGAAACCGAGACAGTTGACGGGGAAAGCGTGCCCACGGGGCGCAAGGTCAGGATCAATCTGGCCACGGGCCAAGCAACAGTTGTCGAAGATACTGAGGTTCCCGCATCCGGCCCTGTGCTGGAAGCGGTGAGCGCGCCGGGTGGTGTTGAGCAGAGCATCCCGGTTCAGCCGCAGGACGCCGCCGCTCTGGGGACAAGTGGCGATCCTGCGGCTGATAGCGCGCAAAACGGACAAAACGGACAACTGGCACCGTCGGGCACCACAAAGGAAATTGGTGATGGTCCGGTCGAGCAGGGCAATGTGCAGAAATTGCACATTGCACCCGCAGAGGTTGCCGCAGAACTGCCCGTACAGGCGGATGCGCCAGCGCCTCGCCCGAACCAGCCCGACAATATCGAGTTCATTGATGCCGCCGGGGTGCAGGGCATCGGAACCGACCCAAAGACGATGCAGTACAGGGCTGGTGGCGATGATGCCGGGGTGACGGATCGCCTGCGGGGCGTGAAAGAGTGGCGACCGGAACGCGCCGGGATGTCGATCATCTACGAACGCAAGGATGGAACCCGCGTCATTGCTGATGGGCATCAGCGCCTTGGTTTGGCCAAGCGACTGGCAGGGGAAGGCAAGCGCATTCAGATGCCCGCCATGATCCTGCGAGAGACCGATGGGATCACCCCGGAAGAAGCGCGCACCACAGCAGCCCTGAAAAACATATCCGAAGGCAGCGGGACGGCTGTCGATGCCGCCAAGGTTCTGCGCGACACCGACCAAAGCGCTGATCAGTTGGGCTTACCGCCATCTTCTGCGCTGGTCCGTGACGCTATGGGGATGCGCAATCTTTCCCAAGATGCTTTCGGCATGGTGGTCAACGGGGTCGCCACCGAGCAGCACGGCGGCATTGTCGGCCGAGTTGTCAGCGACCAGGCCGCTCAGGCCAATATTCTGGGCCTGCTGAACCGGCTGAAACCGGCAAACGCCTTTCAGGCCGAACAAATCGCGCGACAGGCGGCTTCGGAAACCGTTACCGAGACACAGGACAGCCTGTTCGGGCCTGAAACCGATACCGCCAACCTGTATCTGGAACGGGCCAAGGTGCTTGATGCGGCCTTGAAGCGCGTGAAGGACGACGTGAAGACCTTCCGCACGCTGGTTGACCGCGCCGAAGCCGTTCAGAGCGCCGGGAACGTGCTGGATGCAGCCGCCAATCAGTCCCGGCTAGACACAGACGCCGCAGTGCGCGATTATATGGCCAAGGAAGCCAACACCAAAGGAGCGATCAGCAATGCCCTTTCCGCAGCAGCCCGGTCCCTCAAAGCAGGCGGCAAGCCCGGTTCCGTCGTCAACGACTTCCTCGCCGCCGTCGAAGGTGAACTGGGAGCGCGCGGCGGCAACGGCCAAGCGCGCGATTCAGGAAGGGCAACGTCTGAGCCGGAACGCGGCACGGAACCTGAACCGGACCTGACAGCAGAGGATAGCGGCCCCGATCTGTTCGGGGATATGGCACCTGTCGCAGAGGCGGTTGCTGACCAACCAAAGCCGGAACAGCCTGACGCCACCACTGAAATCCAGCGCAACAACGCGCGCCGGTTCCGCAAGCAAGCCGCCGATCCCGACTTTGCGGGCACGAATGCCGAGCGCGCGGCGCTGGTGGCCCGCGCCGAGAAGATCGAAGCCAAGCATGGGGATGCCGAGCCTGCGGCTGAAACCTATGCCGGTCAGGCGTTCACTGACCCGCCGAGTGCCGAACAGTTGCGCGCGATCCTGCCAGAGGATGCCGACGGCAACCCCGACTATTCCGGGGCGCTGAAAACCGCGATGCGCGCCGTGACCAAGGTCGAGAAGCCGTGGTCGCGCCTCACCGACCGCGAAAAGGTCAAGGTGGCGAACGCGATCATTGGGGCGGATGGGGACGCGAAAGAGCAGCGGCAGGCGGAGGGCAGCGACTATGCTCTTGCCGCCGAGGTCATGTCTGAACTGGCTCAGGTCGACGCGCTGTTTCAGAACCCGACAACGCAGGCCACCGATCTGCGACAGGCATTCGCCGAGATCGATCCGACCATCAAGTTCGTCGGGGAGGTCAACCAGCCCGCCGAGACAGCCGAACTTGGGGCCGACAGCCGGTATCTGCTGCGCACAGCGGCTGGCGTTGACTTCTACGTCATGGAGAACGATGGCGAGGTCTGGATTGATGTAAGCCGTCTGTCGTCCGGGGATGGTGGCAGCGCAATCTATGCCGCTGTGTCGGACTACGCGCTGAACACCGACCGCATTTTCATAGGCGACCCAGCGGGACTTTCGTCAGCCGCCTTGGTCCGCCGCACGGATGCCATGCTTTCGTCGGCGCTGAAACACGGCACGACCCGACACCTTGCGCCACATCAGGCGCAGATTGACGGCGATGCCGATGCTGGCGTGCCGCCTCTGGCGTGGACAGCGGGCAAGGATGCCGATAACATCCGAAGCCTGATCGATGTGAGCGTGTCGAGCCTCATGTCGCGGGTGCCGGAGATCGAAGATGCGCGATACGATTTCAGAACGGGAACCTTCCGCGCTGGTGACGGCAAGCCCCTATCTGTCCGAACTCTGGCAGAGCGCAGTTATTCCGAAAGCGGAAGTGGAGCGGCGGGCGTTGGGAGCGCAAGCCTTAAGCGAGGCATTCTCCTCAATACCTTGGCACGCACAACGGGCGATGGCAGAGCCGGACTACTGGAACAGGCTCTACGCCAGCCGGGTAAACTGGCGTCAGGCCTAAGGGGCACATTCTATCAACAGCAGATCGAGGCGGCAGATGCGGCGGAAGCCCGTGTCGCCAAAGTCATGCCCGCGCTTCGGAAGGCGCTGGACCGGGCTGGACTGAAAGGCGTCAGGCTGGTGCAGAACCGTGGCGTGGACTGGCAGGGCCGGTTCATGGTCGCCCCGGATGGCGTGCTTGAAATCGCTATCGGTGCCTCTCTGTCCCCGACCAATACCCTGAACCATGAGGTGATCCACGCGCTGCGTCAGATGGACCTGTTCACGGAACAGGAGTGGCGGGCACTGGAATTGAAGGCGGTGCAAGCGTGGATGGATGAGTTCGACATCGCCGCCCGCTATCCAGACCTGCTGCCACCGCAGCAGATCGAGGAGGCGATTGCCGAGGCTTATGCCGCAGCAATTGACAACAAGACATCGCCGAAGGGCGGCCTGCTTGTCACCGCGTTCAACAAGATCGCGCGCCTGCTGAAAACCCTGCGGACAGTTCTGACCGGCAAGGGCTACGACACCCCGGAAAGCATCTTCGGGGCGGTGTGGTCAGGTGAGGTTGGGCGGAGGCCGCGTGGTGGCGGCTCCGTGTCGGTGGCAAAATACTCTATCGACGCATCGCTTCGGCAAAAGATCAAAGCCATATGGGATGGCGCACGCCCAGATGCCCCCCTTGTCCTGGGCAAAACCCCTGCGGTTGTCGCCGCGCTGACGAAGAAAGACCTGCCCTTTGTCATGTCGGCCGCCGTGGTGAAGAAGGCGGGCAATCATGGATTGACCATGAACGACCTGATCGCGGCGGTCGAAGGGCTGGGCGATCCCGTCATGGCGTTCGACTCCACCAATGAAACGGGGAATATCACGGTTCTGGTCGATGCCGAGGCGGCAGACGGGCGGGCGATGGTTGTTGCTGTCGAGGCCGCTTTCCGGGAGGCGAAGGTGGAAGTGTCCAGAATCGCCACCGTGCATGGCAAAGACAGGCCGGATTCCATTATCGGTTGGATGCGAGACGGGTATCTCCGCTACATCAACAAGAAAAAAGCCGGTGAGTGGTCTCGATCCATAGGGCGCTCATTGCCCAAGGATATGGAGACCAAACACCGGCGTGGCATCAAGATACTCCAACACCGCGACGTTTTCAAGGCCAGTGGCGACGGAGCAAAGTTTCAGGCAGCCGATCAGATCAACAGCCCCGCCTTCAAGGCATGGTTCGGCGATAGCAAGGTTGTGGATGCCGATGGTGAGCCACTGGTGGTTTACCATGGGACGAATGACGGGGCGACGACATCGTATGATTTCGATGAAAATCAAGGCAAAGTCACACAGCGCGGCCCAATTGACTTTGATGCATTCAATGTTGGGGCAGGTGGGGCTGTAAGCTTTTCGGACACCGAAAGGGCTGATACTTACGCTGGGTCCGTTTCTGGGTCTCGGATGATTCCAGTTTATCTTTCGCTAAAAAATCCACTGATTTTCGATGCTGAGGGAAGAAAGTGGACGAATGTTAATGGCGGGGAAAGCACCGCCAAAGGAGCCGCGAAGCCGATACTGGATATAAATGCCTTGGCTGTGAAAGCCCGTGCAGATGGTCATGATGGGCTGATTGTCAAAAATGTTGTCGATAATTCCATCCCAATGGGGCCTGATGGGGCAGTTCCCTCAAGTGATCGTCCGGCCACGACATACATGGCTTTCTCTCCCACCCAGATTAAATCTGTATTCAATCGCGGCACCTTTGACCCGAACGACCCTCGCATCAGCTATCAGCGCGCCCGCCTGCCATCCCGGCAAGCCCGTGCCCACATGGCAACCAAAATGCAGGGTGCCGCCCACATCCCGGATCGGCGCATCTGGGAGGAACTGACCCGCGACGGCGCGACGGTTTGGGAGAAGTTGCGCGAGGGCAGGGGTGCGGCGCGGGATCAGGTCGACCGTCTCAGGATCAAGATTCAGGACAGGTTCCTGCCGATGCGGCGGGCGCAAGAGGCGCTTGTTCTGCAAACCGGGGTCCGGTTGACGCCGGAGCAGAACGTATATCTCACGGAAACGACTTTTTCCGGTAAGGCTGGCCGCCACCTGTTCGAGATCGATGAGAAATACACCAAGCCGATCATCGACATGATTGCCGAGACCAATGGCGCGCTGACTTCTGACGATGTGGGCCAGTGGCTCTACGCCAGACATGCCGTCGAGCGGAACGCCCGGATCGCGTCCATCAACCCGAAAATGCCGGACGGCGGGTCAGGCATGACCGATGCCGAGGCCGCCAAGATCATGGCAGACGCTGCCGCTGCCCCTCACGCCGCTGATCTGACCAAGATCGGGACGCTGATTGATGATCTTCGGGAGCGGACGCTGAAACTGCGGGAAGATGCGGGGCTTATCACGGCAACCGAAGCGGCAATCTGGCGGGCGCAATACAAGCATTATGTTCCACTCAAGGGTTTTGCCGAAACTGACCACAGTGAAGCCGTTCTTGACATCACGGGTGCCGGTCGGCGCTTCAATGTCAGGGGCGACGAAAGCAAGCGGGCGCTGGGCCGGAAGTCGGAAGCGTTCAACCCGCTGCAAGCCGCGATCACCCAGGCACAGGAAGCATCGATCCGGGCGGAAAAAAACCGGGTCGGGCAGGCGATGCTGAAACTGGCCGAGGATTACCCGCAACCCGCGCTGTGGGAGGTCAAGAAGCCCGTTCAGAAACAGTATTTCAACAAGACCACGGGGCTGGTCGAAACCAGAACGGAAGCCCCGGTTTCACTGATGCAGGAGCCGAACGAAATGGCCGTCAAGCGCGACGGTCAGGAATTCAGGGTCATGTTCAAAGACCCTCGTCTGGCCCGCGCCCTTGGCAATGTCGGGGCCGATCAGATGGGCGCAATGCTGCGGGTTCTGTCGCCTCTGTCACGCTGGTATTCCGCGACCCGGACAACGCTCAATCCCGAGTTCGTCATCACCAACGCCATGCGCGATTTTGAAACCGCGCAGATCAATGCGACCGCGCTTCCGGTGAACGGCAAGGCGAGGATTGCCAAGGCGATGGCTAAGAACTGGCGCAAGGCATTCGTCGGGGTGCTGCGGGGGCAAGGCGGGGCCGAGGATACAGTGTGGACGAAGCGCTATGCCGAGTTCCAGAAGGCAGGCGGGCAGGTTTCGTTCTGGGTTCTTGAACAGCCCGAGGCTGGCAAGTCTGACATGGACAAGCGTATCGCGCGGGCCAGAGGCGGGGCGGCGGCCCGGACCCTGAAAGCCATGATCGCGCCGTCATTCCGGGACAACCTGTTCCTGAGCAGCATAGAGCGGGTCAACCTTGCCGTTGATAACGCGATCAGACTTGCCGCCTTCGCCGAGGCCAGAGACATGGGCCTGAACGAACAGGACGCCGCCTCTCTGGCTAAAAACCTGACCGTCAACTTCAACCGGCGCGGCGAATGGGGCAGCGCCCTGAACATCGTTTACCCGTTCTTCAACGCCGCTGTGCAGGGATCGGCGCGGCTGATTCAGGCCATGAAGAACCCGAAGATGCTGGTGGGGCTGACCGTGGGCGGAGTTGGGCTTGGCGTTGTCATGGACCTCGTGAACGCCAGCCTCTCCGAAGAGGATGACGACGGCGAACTACTTTATGACAAGGTGCCGGACTATCGCAGCCGCCGGTTCCTGCATGTCGTCTATGGGTCCGGCGACGGCGACACGCCGTGGTCGATCCCGCTCGCCTATGGCTACAACATCTTCCCCTATGCAGGGCAACAGCTTGGCAAGGTTATCAGGGGTGTGAAAAAGCCAGAGGACGCCTTTGCCGATACCGCAGAAGCTTTCGCGCAGGCATGGCTTCCGACAGACAGCCTTATCCCCGGCCTTATCGTGGAACCGGCGTGGGAACTGGCGACGAACGAGAATTACTTCGGGTCCGCGATCATGCCAGAAGATAGCTGGGGAAACTCGAAATATATCCCGCCGTCGGAGCGGTATTTCCCAAGCGCAACTGAGGCCAGCAAGACTGTCGCGTCGACCTTGAACAAGTGGACCGGCGGAAACTCCGTCGATGCAGGTGCAGTCAGCGTATCGCCAGAGGTCATCGATTACTGGACCGCATACGCATTCGGCAGTTTCGGACGCTTTGCCGGTCAGACAACCGACAATCTGACCAAGGCGCTGCAAGGCAAAGCCGGGGAAATCGAAGCCAGAGACATGCCGTTTGCGAAAAACCTGTGGTCAGAGGTCAGCGACTACGACACCAAGGATAGGTACAAGCGCTTCGGTTTCGCTGTACGTGATGCCGCCTATGATATTGCCAATATCGGCGAAGATGAGGAACTTCCCGCCGAAACCAAGAAACTGTCAGCGCTTCTGGACGCCCTGAAAAAAGCGGAGCGGGAAATTGACGGAACCTCTGAGTTCAATCAGGATGGCAGGAAGTACGGCGGGGTTCCGCCGCGAGACCCGGAAGCCGTGATGACCGAGTTTAACAAGCTCTTTATCAAGGCTGCCGGGAAACAGGCGGAGTGACGGCTTGGAAATGCACATCGGCCTTGTTGGCTTTATGGCGTTAAGCGTCGGGCTTGGAGCCTACACATGGGGCGAGAGGATCGGCAGGGAGCACGCCCCGGAAGTGGTCGCTCAGGCCAGAGCGGAACAGCGGGCGCAAGCTGCAAGGGACGCTGAAATCATCGCCGCTATCGGGAATGCCCCGCTCACCAGAAACTCGCTTTGCCAGTCATTTTTCGATGATGCCAGCGAGTTGCTTCGCGCCGAATGGCAGGAGGAAGCCCTGTCAGACGCGGAAGCGGAAGCCGCCATAGATCGCCCCCGCTACTGACCGCCCCAACTTTCGCCGCAGCCAGAGCGAGCGTTGCGCCATAGTCCCGGCACGATATTGCCGGGTCAGCCTCCCGGTGGCCAATCCAAGGGAGACACTTCTATGGCCAAGTTCGACAAGACTTCCATCACGCTCGCCGCCGCGCTTGGCGCAAGCGCCCCCCTCGCTGTTCCGTACCCTGCGGGTCGCGCCGCAAAGGACTATATCGGCGGCACCGACCACCAGATTCATACCAACAGCTACCGCCCGCTTTATGCCGCGAACGGCGATTTCACGCTGGCATTCGGGGCTTCCACCATCACCCTGACCAACACCAGCAATGTGGCAATGGCACCGGGCACGGTAGTTTACCTGCATCTGGACAAGGCCGAGGCCGACGATACCGATACGCAGATCGCCGATCCTTCGCGCGTCACCGAGGTCAGCCTGTTTGTGGTCTCGTTCGGCGCACCAATCGCGGCTTCTGCGACTGCCATTGCAGCGTCTCAAGCCGCCACCGTAGCGTCTGGTCTGGCGACTGGCATCAACGGCACGCAAGCCGTTGGTGGTGTGGTCGCCCTCGCCGCTCCGCGCAACATCGTCGCGGCATGGACCGGCGCTGCCGTTCTGACCGTCATCGGCGAAGATCAGTTCGGCAAACCGATGCGCGAATCTTCGGCGTCAGGCACGTCCTTCACCGGCAAGAAGGCGTTCATGAAGGTCACGGGTATCACGGTTTCCGCCAACGTGACTGCGCTTACTGTCGGGACCGGCGTCGTTCTGGGTCTGCCGCTGTTCCTCGCCGAGGCGCTTGATGTCCGGCTTGAGAAGGTCGCTGGCGCGGTTCCGGGCACGGCGGGCACGCTGGTTGCCGGTGATACTGCGGTTGCGACCGCAACCACGGGCGATGTGCGTGGCACCTATGCGCCGAACACCGCGCCGAACGGCACCAATACCTACGACCTTCTGGTGGTGGCGCGATCCGGCAATGGCGCGGGCGTCCCGCAGTTCGCGGGCTGATCCAACTTTCGCCGCAGGGAGACGTTGGCCGGGCTGCATAGTCCGGCCCAACGCTTTCCGGGGTCGCCATGCCGTTCAATTCCGAAACCAAACTGTTCGAGCGTGCCTGGCGCTTTGTCGACCGCTTTCTTCCCGGCGATCTGGCCAAGCGGGCCGAAGTCGATGCCGCACTGGGGGATGTCGAGGACGGGATCAACGCTACCTCCGTTTACCTCAAAGGTCTTGTTGACGCCGCACAGGTCCAGTCGCTGCTGATCGGCGCTCTTCCTGCTGCCCCCACTCAAACCGGGACAGGGGCGGCGCTTGTTGCTGGCAACCTTTACCTGAAACTGCCTGATCTTGTGCTTTACGCATGGGATGGCACCGAATGGAAAAAGCAGGGCGATCTTCCGGCTGCATCAGCGTTTTTCAAGTCTCTGGCCGCGCTGCAAGACGATGTGGCGCTTCGGGATGCTCTTGGGTTGGGCACTGCCGCGCTTGCCGATGCCGACGCATTTGCGACCAAGGCGCAGGGCGACAAAGCCGACCGCGCTCTTACCGCGCCAAACTCGGTCTATAGCGCCACGCTGGAAACCATCGAGGGGCCTCTGATCCGTCAAATCGGGTCGGCCGCCACCGCAACCGGGACGCCGCCCTTTGCGCTGGCTGTCGGTGACATTCTTCTGAACGTTGCCAATTTTGCCGAGACATATGCTGCACAACTCTTGTTCCGGCCATCACTGACCGAACCCAGAATTGCATACCGGACCCAGATGGGCGACGGGGCAATGGGGGCGTGGGTCGAGGTTCTGACTGGCCCGGTCATCAAGGGCGGGATCGTCGGCGAGATCAGGGACGACGGCACCCTGACATCTGGCACCTATACCCCGGCCCCCTTCAAGGCCGGATCGCCCGGAAACTGGCGTAAGATCACCAATGGCGGGGCTTTCACCTTTGCCGCGCCATCTGAAACCCAGCCGGTTTCAATGGTTATCACCGTGACAAACGGTGCGGCGGCGGGAACCGTGACGTTCAGCGGCTTTGCCAAGGTCTATGGGGACGCGCTGACCACCACAAGCGGGCACAAGTTTATTGTCCACATCACCAAATCAGACGGAGCCGCCGTCGCAGTCATCACGGCGGCGCAATGACATTCCCTCTGATGCCACAACCCTCGATTTTCCCTGTGGGGCCGATCCGTTCGATCACGCGAGAGGCGACGGCAAACTCTGGAACCGGGTCGATCACCGTGCCGTCCATAGTGAAGTCCGGCGATCTGGTTGTGATCTGCACCGTTGCCTACGACACCGGAACAGCGATGCCCGCTCTGGTGACGCCAGCGGGATACAGCATCGTCATTGACCAGCAGTTCGGGGGATGGGGTGCCAGACTCGTTGTTGCTGCCCGCATCGTCAGGTCCAGCGCCGAGGCAGGCGATGTCCTGTCCGTGACTTCTGGTTCCTCGGCAACAGGCAGCATCCTGCAAGTGTTTCGTGCGCGTGTCCCGATCAAGTCGGCTACGCCGCGGAACTTTGACTCGAACATATCGAACGGCGACCCCGGACCATCAACGGCTGCCGCTGCCGGGGTCACCATCCCGGCTCTGGCCTTTGCGATTATCGGCGTCGACGGCGCGATCACCCCGACGTTCCAGACGCTTTCCCCGGCGGCCACGTTTCAGGCCAGCCGCAACAATGTGAACGTTGGCACGAGGTTCGAGGCTCCCGCGCTTGGTGCGGTTCCC